TTATATTGAGATAAGGAAGGATGAGAGACCCGAGGTCCTGAAGGTAGGGGTATTCGACCGTATCAAAAAATTTGTGAAGAAAATAATCACATTAGGCTTAGTGGTGGCAACGGTTAAAGCCGTTGTTGGCAGTAAAAAAGATGTTAATAAAAGTTAGCAGTTTTATTAACAAAAAGATGTTAAATAGGAGGTAATATGTCAGGAGAATTTACAACAGGCGATTGTCCAGCAACAGATGCGGCAGCCAATAGCACAATGGTTTCAACACAGGATGACGGCTTCGATACAGATGTTCCAGAGGTTAAAGCCCAGGGCCTGAAGAACGGTATGCCAGTGTTCGATGTTCCAGAGGATGAGTTCTACAAGAATATGAGGGCTGACAGGAAGAGATTGAGGTTTTCACCCGATTCCCCTGTTACCAAGTATCTTCAGGCAACTAAATACAATCGCCCATTCCACATTAAGACGGCAGACGGAAAATACATGCGAAAAGTTAAGTAGGCAGTTTAACAATTAACAAGAAAGGTAAAATGTGTTAAGATGAAGATGTTGTATGATGGTAACAATTTATTTGTTAGATGTTTCTTTGTTTCTAGTGTTGGTGCTTCTACCACAAATCCAGACTACAAGTTATGGAAGTTTTTGGTCATTGACTCCTTATATAGGTCATTGATCAACAATAAGAGTGTGACAGAAATCATACTGGCGATGGATTATCCAAAGTCATGGAGAAAGTTGTATTGGGAACGATATAAAGAGTCACGGAAAGGCAAGAGGGACAAGCAGACAGGTGTTGATTGGCGCGAGTTTTTTGTACAGATGGACACTTTCCTTGAAGAGATTGTGGAGTATCTTCCATTCAAGGTGCTGAAACTTACCCACTGTGAGGCAGATGATGTTATTGCTGTTTTATGTATAGAAAGAAATGATCAATATACAATAGTATCAACAGATGAGGATTTTCTTCAATTATCATCAAGCAGAGTAAAGATATTCAACCCATTGAAACGAAAGTATGTTACATGCATAAGCCCCAGAGCCTTTATTATTGAGAAGTGCTTAACAGGACAGAGCAAGGATGACATCTTCAATATACTTACCCCATTAGATTATCCAGCAGACAAAAGAAAACCTGCATTTGGACAGGTGAAATTAAACAGGATTCTGGCCGTTGGATATGAAAAATGGCTCAAGGATAACAATTTAACAGAGAGATTTTTAGTAAATAGAACACTAATGGATTTCAACTTAATTCCAACAACAATCAAAACGAGAATATTAAACACATATGACTCATACAGACTAGCAGACCCATCAAATATGTATAGATTTTTTGAGAAGAATGGATTTAAGGAATATGTTGATAACTTTCACCATGTTGAACAACAAATGATGAGATTATACTAAGGAGATTGATTATGAATATCAATGTTCCGTTTTACAAGAAAACAGAAGTGACAAGAGAATGTTTTAAAGAAATGATTGACCAGGAAGACTGTTCCAGAGATAACTGGGGGCAACGCTAGTGTATATCATTTAAGATGTGGAAGGATATTTGCAGCTGAGGTTGATGGAAAATTTTATATTAATTCTGAAATTATTAAGGAGGTTGATTATGACACGTTATTTAGTAGTCGATGATATGAAAAAACAGGAGTTTGAAAAGGAATATCAGTTGCCATATGGTTGCTGGAATGCATTAATTTATAATGATGTGAATGTTGCGATACAATTTTTGAAGCACATGACAGCATATAAAAGAGTTTGTTATAATATTGAGAGGTGGGAGAATGGTTCATTTGTTGAAGTTGTTATTACTGGAAGAGAATTGGTCTAATATGGAGGTGGTGAACAATGGAAGGTAGAAATCCTGATAAATTCAAATTGAGTGAGATGGCCCTTAGAATATTTAAGGACCTTTATACATTTTCAGATGAAACTGTTACTGATGCATATCAACGTGTTGCTAGTGAATTTAGTTCTGGCAAAATAGTTGATGGTGTTGATTTCGATGTTTCTATTGCATATGACTTGTTATCAAGAAACATGTGGAGACCCAATACACCTGTATGGTTCAGTGCAGGAACAAAGAGCAAAGTGTTTTCTGCATGTTATGTTGTATCATTGGAAGATTCAATGAACGGGATATATGATGTGGCCAATGTTGCCAGAAAGATATTCCAGAAGGGTGCTGGGATTGGTATACCTATAGGCAATTTAAGAGAAAAGGATGCACTTATATATGAAGGAAAGAAAGAGGACACTGTTAATGGTAAAGTGCCTGTACCGGTTGGTAAAAGTTCAGGCCCAATATCATTCATGCACTTATATGATTCAGTGGGAGCAACAACAAAATCAGGTGGAAGAGCAAGACGTGCTGCAATTATGGTTGTCATGCCAGTACATCATCCTGATATTGTTGAATTTATACAATGTAAAGAAGTTGATGGAAGACTTGCTAACATGAACATTTCAGTTGCCATTACTGATAAGTTCATGCAATCATTCAAGGATAACATTCCGTTTCAATTGGTGTCACCAGGCAGCACCGATGTTGTAAGTGAGATTCCTGCAAGACAACTCTGGGATAACATCGTTGATTCAGCGTGGAAGACAGCAGACCCAGGTATCATCTTCATTGACACAGTAAACAAATACAATACATTAAAGAAACTGTTTCCAATCGAGAGCTGTAACCCATGTATAACCGGTGACGCAATTGTGCATACAAATTTTGGTAAAATTGCTGTAAGTGAACTTGTTGATAAATTTGATGGAAGTGGAAGCACAACAATAATGTCATACGACAGTGAACAAAATATCAATACATGGGACACTGTTCAGTGGTGTGGTGTGACAAAAAGAAATGTTGAAATCATTGAATTGGAACTTGAAGATGGAACAACATTGAAATTAACACCAGATCATAAAGTATTTACCGAAAATAGAGGATATGTTGAAGCTAGCGAACTAAACCTTGATGATATAATTCTCCAATTGAAATATAATTAATTTGTCACTATTCCACATGGATTATTTATATAAATAATAGTAATAAAACCAATGGAGGAATAGAATGAATAAATCATGGAACACAGTAATGATGTTGGAATTAGACAGTGTATATAAAGATGATATACTCAAATTTATTAATGATGTGAATGTGCATAATAGGATGAAAAGAACGCATGTGATACAACAGTATATTGAACATATGAATGTTAATACAATACCATATATACAATCAATATATGATGATGGATATGGATATAAGGTCATAGCAAGAAGTCTAGGTATCACATATACAACAATAAGATTGTTATTTAAACGATTGGGTATAGTCGTTAGAACAGGATATGATGTCACTACTGAAAAAACAAGACAGTTTAGAAGCACTAGAATACTGGGAAACAAAAATCCATGGCATGACTGGGCAAATACACATCCATCAATGCATAAATCATCGAGTAGAGGAATACAGGGATATTATACAAAAAAAGATGGCACGAGGGTGTGGTTACGATCATCATGGGAATATATCTATGCCAAGTGGTTAGATAACAATGGAATAAAATGGTCATATGAGAAAAAACAATATATGTTATCAGATGGGACATCGTATAGACCAGACTTTAATATATTAAATGATGATGGTAGTTTGAATCATATTGTTGAAATTAAAGGTTATTATAAGAATAGGGTGTATAAGGTGGATATGATGAAGAATGATTATCCACATATAAAAATAGATGTTATAACAGATATAAAACAATATATCGACAAATCATATAAAATGGAGATGAAAGAATGGAAAAATATCACGTTATCAGAACAAGAATAAAAGGTATAAAGAAGTCTGGAAATGAAGATGTGTATGACATCACAACATCTAAAAATCATAATTTCTTTGCAAATGACATATTGGTCCATAATTGCGGCGAACAATATTTGCAAGGTTACTCGGCCTGTAATTTATCATCAATTAATCTTCATGCGTTTTGTCAAAGTGGAACATATAATATGCAAGACCTTTATGCAACAGCATATCAAGTTGCAGTTCTTATGGACAACTTGATTGATAAGATGGATTTTCCAGATGAACGATTTAAGAAAATGGTTGGTAAGTATAGGCCGTTTGGTGTTGGGTTCATGGGTGCGGCTGATACCCTGTTTGAAATGGGGCTTGCATATGATAGTGTTGAGGGAAGAAATCTTATTGCAGAGTGTATGAAAACAATTACAACAGCGTGTGTGGAAGCCAGTGCTGATATGGCTGTTGAGAGAGGAACATTCGCCGATTACAATATTGTTAAAGATGATATTATTGAAATCGTTGCAGAACATATCAGTTATAATGAGAAGGTGATGGCAAAAGTCAGAAAGAATGGATTGAGAAACTCACAATTCACAACAGTTGCTCCAACAGGAACAACAGCATTGAGTTGTGATTGTTCGTATGGAATAGAACCGGCATTTGGTTTGGTGTTCACTAAGACATTGGCAGAATCTGGAGACAAGTACCTGTTTGTTAATCCAATCTTCCAGAAGATGTATGAAAAAGAAACATGGTACACAAAAGATATTATTGAGAAAATTGAACAGAATAAAGGTTCACTGAAAGGTATCAGAGGTATTCCAAAAGAAGTTCGTGATGTATTTGTTACAGCACATGACATTAAGTTCAAAGATCGTATTGACATGCAAGCAGGAGTACAGAAACACACAAGTAATGCAATATCCTCTACATTGAACTTACCATCAACAGCAACAAGAGATGAAGTGTCAGAGTTATACAGATATGCCTATGAGAAAGGTTTGAAGGGTGTTACAATATATCGAGATGGTAGTAAGCACTCACAACCAATAACATTTACAAAGAGTGGGCCTGTTGCTAAATCAACATTCTCCAGACCCAATAAGTTGACAGCAGACATGCATGTTCTGGAAACTGGTAATGGTAAGATGTACATCACGGTATCTAAGTATAACAACAAACCTGTTGAAGTGTTTATGAATATGGGTAAGTCAGGACAATTGTTTAATGTGTTTACTGAATCACTTGGACGTGTTATATCTATTGCATTACAGCATGGTGTTCCAATGGATGAGATTATAAAAACGATGTTAGGCATCAATTCTGATAGACCGACATGGTTCAGGTTCGATGAGAATGATAAGAAGCCAGCACAGATATTATCAATACCTGATGGAATAGCCAAGTTATTGCAAAGGTATTATTTAAACGGTGGAAATGAAGAGGAGCAATCTTCTGGTAATGATTTATGTCCTAAATGTGGGACATATTCAATGGCACCAGCTGAAGGTTGTATGATATGTCAAAATTGTGGAGAAAACAAGTGCAGTTAAAGGAGGATGTTATGTTTGGATGGAATTTCAGGAAGTCGTTAATAGAAAAAATGTTGAACAAGAAGTTGATCGAGGTAAAAGACAAGAAAATCAACTTGTTGAACTGTAAGGACATTGATACACAGAAGGTATATGAGTCATGTTCTAATAGGAAACAAAAAAGGGTTGCACTGATAACGTATTTTAAAGAAGTCAGAACACAGGCTAGGAAAGAGAAACGACAAGCCTTAACATTATTAAATAAAACAGCAAAATAATTCTTGACAGAATGATTTTATTGTGTTATAATGCCTTACAATAAAAATGAAAGGGAGAACATAATGAAAAAAAAGAGTTATTTTGTGAAGAATAAAGTTGGAGACAGTAAGTATATTGATTGGAGTAAGGTTAAGGTAACAAATGATTTACCAATGAGTGGTGAGGAAATAACAAAAAATATATATAAGCAGACAGGAGTAATGATAACACGACAAGGTGTATCATGTGCAATAAAATTGGCATTGAGAAAGATATATGTGGGATTGAAGAAAAGTGAAAAAGGCTCAAATCCATTTCAAATTGCACTCCTGATGTTTACAATGCTATACTCTACTGAACCATCATCTGAAGAAGCTCATACATTTTTCAGTCTATTACCAGATGATATTCGTAGGGAAGTGAGGATGTCCGTTGATGACAGAAATGATATACCCGTTATGTGTTAAGTGCATGAATTGTAAAATAAAGAAGAACATGGTGTCTTGTAAGATGAATTATTTTAAAAACAAGACGATTTCGTTTATTATTACAATGTCAGCAATTGATTTCAACTGCACAAAGTTTGAAGGGTTTGATGTTATTGTTGACATAGAAAGTGAGGTAGTTGCAGAGTGATTATCCCAATTGATACAGTAAATTCATTCATGTATGAGAACTTCACAGGAGTAAAGGTTTCCAGAAACGGAAGCCATTATAATTGTAGGTGTGCTCTATGTGGTGACAGTTCATCAAGTCAATCAAAGCGCCGTTTTAATTTGAACTATAACAATGGTGAGCCAATATATCATTGTTTTAATTGCAGTGATGATAGAGCTTCTGGTAATTTTATTAAGTTATACTCATTAATAAAAGGTGTTTCATATGATGAAGCTAAGAAAGAGTTCCGTAAGTTCAATAGTGACTCAATCAAAAAAAGTCTTTACCAGACTAAACCTAAGAAGAAAAAACTAGACATTCCACCGGTGGTTTATCACAATTATATCACAGGAGATTGTGTTACAATTGACAGCAATGTTGAAGGTGTTGTACTCAATGCATATAAGGATAAATTAAAGGAGTTTATTGCCAGTAGAAACACACATGGTCACAGACTCCTGATCGCACATAAGGGCCGATATAAGGGTCGTGTAATTATTCCAATATATGATGTTGTTGGCAATATTCTATTTTTTCAGGGACGAGCAATCAATAAAGATCCAAGAAAATATGATAATCCGCCCGTGGAGAAAAGTTATATAATACTAAATAATGATAACTTTGATAAAAACAAACATATAGTGGTTACAGAGGGTATATTTGATGCATTGTCAGTCGGTAACCAGGGAACAACATGTCTTGGTGCAAGTGTTAATGATGAGTTCATTAATCAGATCATTCATAAGACAGATGCTGGTGTTATTCTAGCACTTGATAATGATGAACGTGGCATTGCTGAAATGGAGAAAGTTGTAAAAAATAGCAGGTTCTCCAAGAAACTAAGGTTTTTCTTAATGCCAGCTAAGATGGAGCAATACAAGGATATAAATATGTTAGATGGTAAGGTTGATTCCATATATGATTTTGTTGTCGAAAATTCACATACTGGGTTTGATTATACAGTGAACTTGAACCTTCGGAGGAAGTGATGAGGTTATCAACACTTGGAAAGGATTATATAACAGTTGATGAAACAAACGTCAATGATGCAACACTGGTCTCAATGACCAAGATACATATTATAAAATTAATGTTTAAGAGTGTTACGGAAGAATGTATTAAGACAGTAATGAACAACTTTCCAAATACAAACAGGTTCGTTGTTTCCAATAGTATTAGAGAATATAACATGTACCTGAAACCATTTGGTAAGAAGTTTTATGTTGAGAACCATGTTGGAGCACCGTTTATATCATTCTTCAGGAAGAATAATAAGGTGTTGCTTAACCTGAACAACTTAAGGAAGTATGAAAAAGAGTTCGTTTTGAATGAAGAAATTTTTATTGATATATTGAAGAATATTGAGGTTGTTCAATTAAATAGAGGAGATTTTGATATATTGTTACCATTGCTAGAACCATGGACTGGTAACACAATTATATCAAATTAGACGAATGTTTGATGCCGCTGCGTTTGGACCTTATGTAGGAGACTGGAAATATGAAACATTCGTGTTTCGTCCATATGTTAAATGGGTGTCAGAGACATTAAGCATTGATAAGATTTATATATCATCACACACAAATCGTCTGTTCCTGTATGACTGGATTGATTATGATAAACAATTGTCGGTATATGAGGACATCAGTCGAGATGAATTATTGCAAAATGGTGTTTTACATAAGAGTGTATCAAAGGCCGATTATGCCTTGTTCACAAAGACATATAGAGATGAATTATCAAAAAAATGTGATTGTTATATAAACTACTTTCCACTGAATTATTCCAATTTCTTCCAGTACCCATTCTATTGTAGATTATATTCCAAGATTCAAGTTGATAAAGATGTTGCTGGTGATTATTTTCTTTTTATTCCAGACGATATAGAGTTCAGTAAAAAGATAGAAGATGTCTATGAGTTAATGAAATCAATATATGCTGATGATATAATTGTTGTTGGTGATATGAGATCACATTTAATTGAGAAGAACGTGGTTCTGGCAAAGAGTGATTATTTTGAGAACGGTTATGAGTATATTTTATCATATATTAATAATGCTAGAGCGGTCATTTGCCCCATGGGCTTCTGGTCATTCATTGCTGATTTACAAGAAACACCAGTATTTTCATGGGTTACAGAGAAGCATGGGAACACATCATATAGGGGAATGTTGACAGGTAAAAATGTTTGTGTCATGCAAACTAATGATACCAACCATATAATTAATGGATTTAATAATTTTGTGAAAGGTTTAAAGAGGTGACATATGGCAATATATGATTTTCATTGTAAGAAGTGCAAGAAAGATGTTGAAAAAATGATGAAATATTCAGAAACAGAAAATGTTCGATGTGATAAATGTGGTTCAATACTTGAAAAGGTGATTCCTTCCAAGATGAACTTTAATTTAAAATTTGATAATACTCAAAGTGTTTCATGGGCAAGTGATGGATATCAGAAGTCACAGGCAAATAATGATACAAACAAGTTGTGCAAAAAAAATATTTTCCCGGTCACTGGAAAATGATACAAATTATACTAAATATAATAGAAGGTAATCCTGGTATTAGCAGTACACAGGAAACAGTGAGGTATATAACTGCTGTCCCTTCCATTCTATTTATGTGAGGTATAACCATGAAAACAATAAATCCAGAACAACCAATATTTTATGTTTATGTATACCTAGACCCAAGAAAACCAGGTAATTATAATTATGGTGAATATCATTTTGACTATGAACCGTTTTATGTGGGCAAGGGAAATGATAAGAGAATGTTTGTACATTTGAAAACTTGTTATCAAAAAAGATGTAATAATAAAAAATTTATCAATAAAATTAACAAGATACGAAAAACATTTGATATAAAACAATATATTATAAAATATGGTGATATGTTATCAGAAAGTGTTGCATATGAACTTGAAGGTAAAATGGAGCGTGCAATAGGTAGAGATGATTTGTGTCTTGGTCCATTATGTAATTTACAAGATGCTGGTAAAGGCAATAATTCTGGTAGATTATGTACAGAAGAAACAAAGAAAAAGATGTCATTATCATCAACAGGTAGAGTTTTTTCAGATGATGTTAAGGAAAAAATAAGTAATGCATTGAAAGGTAATAAAAACTGTTTAGGTAAGAAGCATTCAGAAGAAACAAAGAAAAAGATGAGTGTTAGCCAAAGTAATAGTAGTTTTTGGAGAGGAAAACATATTCCAATAGAAATAAAGAAAAAGATGAGTGATGTTAAAATTGGCAAATTAAAATCAGAAGAAACAAAGAAAAGAATGAAGATTGCCCAAAATAGAACTGAAGTTAAAGAGAAGATAAGACAATCAAGGTGGGCTAAAGATGGTGAATGATAAATATTTAATAGTGTGTCCTAATACAAACCAGGACATCATCTCATCACTTAAAAATGAGGTCACTGCTACTGATGAGCTTATGACCACTGCAATACCAAAGTATCCAACAAGATGTTTTGAGAAGATATTTTATAATGCAAGAGGCAAGTTTGACTGGATAGTGTTGATTAATAACAACTCCAGGTTCATTTCCAGTGACTTTTTAACAGTAATTAAGAAACATGATATACATGATGGTCTTGTGTTTCGTAGAACAGATGACTTGCAAAGTGATGAGGGTGTTGAGATAATATCAAATAAAGTTGTTTTGGATGATGATTCCGTTTGTATTCCAATGAATATATTTAAAGGCTTCAGAGACATTGTTCCAACAACGACCTGTTCTGGTGTTATCAAACAATTGTCAAAGGTCTATACTTCATTTGCTGATGTGTCCAGAAATCTTGTTGGATATGATGATATAATGAAGTCGAAAAGACACCTATTGGAAGATGAAGCTAGACAGAAGGCCGATGCAATATCTGCTGGAAACAACAGAATCCTTGAGAAAGACATTATAAGGCGCAAGCAGGCAATAGAGGTTTTCTGGCAAGAAGAAGTCAAGAAGAAGAAACAACGTGAAGAAATGTTGATGAGGACTGTTCCTAGAGCAATCAAGAAGATAAATAAAAACGGGACAACGAGTATAGTGAGTAAGGCCCAAGAAAACCCCGTTAAACAAGATGTGTATGTTGGAGCATGGAACGAATGGATGAACAACGAATAATAATATTTTCATGTGGCTATAACTGTGAAAAATATGTTGAGCAGTGTTTATCATCTGTTAAGAATCAAGATTATTTCAATTATGTTCATGTTATTGTTGATGATGCTTCAACGGATAAAACATATAAGCGATTAAACCATTTTGACTATACTGACAGAAAAATCAAATTATATCATAACGTATATAACCAAAAATGGATTCTGAACGCAATTGAGTGTCTTATGCCAAATATTCAATCTCCTGATGATATAATTATGACGGTTGATCTGGATGATTATCTAGCACACAATAACGTTTTGAAGAACATCAACACTTTTTATAAAAATTATGATGCATGGATGACATATTCCACGTTCAAGTACTTGAAGTCTGGTAGACTGTCAAGTTGGATTCCACGATACTCTCCAGGACAGATGTCCAACAATGAGTTCAGAGAATCAATTTGGAGTTTCACCCATTTAAGAACAATGAAAGCATTTTTATGGAATAATATTGATAAAAATGATTTGAAAGACAGTGCTGGAGAGTACTTCAAGTATTGTTATGATCAGGCCGTGTTCCTCCCTGCACTTGAGATGTCTAGGAATGGTCATATAGGTTATATTCCAGAGGTTCAATATATGTATAATGATATTAATCCCTTGCAAGTGGAAAAAACACATAGACAAGAACAGGAAGACACTGCCAGGTTCATTAGATCAAAAAATAAATATCAACCATTGATAAGGAACTAATATGAGTGAGGCAAAAATTATTGTATTGAGCATAGGACACAACTGTCCATTTGATGCTATAAAGAAGAATGTTCTTAGTGTTCAAAAACAATGTATCAATCATAAAATGGTTCATATTGTTGTAGATGATGGTTCTGTTGTTGATATTACTGACACCATGGCACAATATCCAGATGTTAAGTTTTTCAGGAATGACCAGAGACTAGGTGCCTTTAATCTATTAAAATTGAATGATTTTATTGGTTCGCCAGAGGACATCATTGTCCTACTTGACTTACACAACTGGTTCGCCGACCCCTATGCGCTCCAAACAATCATTTCATATCATTCTTTTGGTGTCTGGGTTACATATGGGAGTTACATCTCAAGCAATGCACCAAAGAGGAAAGCCGAATATATTGAGAGGATTCCAGAGAGCACGCTAAAAACAAAACGACACAGAGTATCCTCATGGCAAGCCAGTATCCCATTGACGTTCAGAGCCGATTTGTGGAACAACATTGACATGGAACATTTTAAATATGGTGAAAATTATATTTGTGAACATTATGACATTCCATTGTTCCATATGTTACTGGACTTGACTCCGTTTAATAAGGTGAAATTATTAGATGAAATACTTGCTGTCAAAAACATCGGATACACTGTTCCTGATAATGTTTATGAAGCACATTTTAAGGGATTACAGCAACTTGATGAAATGGATGATGGGATGCCAGTCACAAGTCACTGGTTTGTTCTGTTACCAATAAAAATTACTGATAAGGATATTAAGAAATATGCGGGTACTTCTCGATAACATTGAAGGTCACATAGTAATACAACGCATGCTCCCATACTGGAAGTCTTGGGGCCATTCAGTTACAACAAGATTATCAGATAAACCAGATGTCCAGTTGTGTGGGGTGCGCATAGGAGTACAGTCCACGTTACCTAAAGTTTTGCGACTTGATGGCATATATTACAATAGTGCCGAGAACTATGCTGGAAGAAATGTTGAAATAAGCCAATCACACCAGGTTGCCGATGCAATCATATACCAGAGTGCCTACTCAAAGACTTTGATAGAGAAGTTACTTAAACCAAGGAAACCAAGTGCTAAGTTCGATGTGATATACAATGGCATTGACCCTGATTGGGCAGGTGAGCCTGTTGAGCACCCTGGAATTAACATCACAGTGACATCGAAATGGCGTAGGCACAAGAGGCTCAAGGAGATTATCGAGCTTTTCATTGAATATAACAAGAAATATCCTGCTAGACTCAACATATTTGGCAAGATGCATGATAACAAGGAAGTGAAACATAGCAATATATGTTACTACGGGCATGTTGATAGGGACAAGATGATCAAATTCTTTCAGAGGACTGATTTTTCCATACATTTGAGTAAACGTGACGCCTGTCCGAACAGTGTCGTTGAGTATATAGGTGCCGGTATCCCTGTTATCACAACAAACAACTGCGGAGGTAGTACGGAAATGGCTCAGCTTGCTCAGGGTTGCATTATTGTCGATGGAGACGGACAATACACGGACACAAATCCTGTTCCACACTATGGTGAGCAATGGAATGTACTCCCAGATAGTGTTAGAGATGGTTTATTGAACGCAATGTATGAATTAACAGAAAATAAACGTAAGGTGATGTTACCGATACAGTTGACATCAGAGTACATGGCCATGAAGTATATTAGTTTAATGAAGGAGATTGTATGAAAAAAGTTGTTGCACTAATATGTGCTAGGTCTGGTTCAAAGGGAATACCAAATAAAGCAATGGCGCCATTATTTAAACGTCCTCTAATAGAATACTCTATTAGAACTGCACTAAATGCAAAAATACATGAAGTCCATGTGAGTTCGGATTCAAATGATATTCTAAACTTTGCACAAAAACTTGGTTGTAAGACATTACGAAGGCCCGATAAACTTGCTAACGATACAGCCAGTATAGAATCCGTTATAAAACATTTCACATTCGCTACTGAATATTCATATATTGTTCTTATTCAACCTACAAGTCCATTGTTGCTTCCACAACATCTTGATAAAGGTTTATCCATGTATTTTGATAACCTTGACAAACTGGATTCTGTATTTTCAGTATATTCCATGGAAAAGAATGATATTCTATTCTGGGACAGTGACACAATGAAACCTGTAAACTATGACCATCAAGCAAGAGGTATAAGACAGGAGAGAAAAAATAGATATTTTGTGGAGACTGGTGCATTTTATATTACATCAAGAGAACAGTTCCTTGAATCAGGATGTAGAATTGGTAAGAGGCCAGGTTTTTGTGAGGTTCCATATTGGAGCTCCCCTGAAATTGATACAATGGAAGATTTAAAGATGGTAGAAAAGTTGATTGCATATTGATATTTTTGCGTAATTTTTACTAAATAGCTATGAAGGTAATCCTGGTACTATCAATACACAGGAAATGGTGAGGTGAAAACCCACTGTCCCTTCCAATCTATTTATGAGGTGAATGTCAATGAATTATACAAACCATAAAAGGTTATCATATGATGTTATAAAACAAGTAATAGAAGTAGGTGGAAATAAACTTCTAACAATAGAATATATTAACGCTCATCAAAAATTGGAATACATTTGTGGATATTGTAAGCAAAATCGAAAAACAACCTGGAACAATTGGCAACAGGGTAAACGATGTCCTTGTTTAAGTAATTGTGAGAGAATAACAGATGAATTTGTACACGCATCATTTGAATCAGAAGGATACACACTCTTATCAACATTTGTTAATAGTTTAACAACATTACATTATAAATGTCCATTTGGACATTATGGTACTATAACATGGGGCAACTGGTATCAAGGTAAGAGATGTGGAACATGTGCACCAAACAAAAAATTATTATCTGATAATATCAAACAGTCATTTGAATCAGAAGGATACACACTCCTATCAACATATGTTAATAGTAGAACACATGTAAAATATGTTTGTCCCAATGGAAATTACCATAAAATAACATGGAACAATTGGCAACAAGGTGTTAGATGCCCATGTGATAAATGTGGTAATTATAAGGGAACATCACCACAAGAACGTGAGATACAATCTCACATTGAGATTCATCATCCGGACGTTTTAATGTTTCGTAATGACAGGTCATTGATGTTGAGTCCAAAAGGATTTCCACTTGAACTTGATGTATGGATGCCTGGAATCAAGAAGGCCATTGAGTATGGTGCTGATTATTATCATTCCGATGAATATATAAAACAGTGTGATGCTTATAAAGTGCAATATTGCAAAGACAATGATATTGATTTATTAAGAATAATTCATAATGTCTGGATAAAGAATAAAGATTTCAATATGATAGATAATTTTATAAATAATACTTGACAAGTGTTTTAAAATGTGTTATAATCCTTATAAATAAATAAGAACAATGAAAATAATGGTTGACAAAGCACCTGAGGTATGTTATAATAGAAACTTAGTGAGCCTATGGTATAATGATATTATGAATGGCTGCAACACATTTGATTACGGTTTGAGTCCGTATAGGCTCTCCAGAAATAGATGATATGCGGGTTAGTGTAGAGGTTACACATCTGGCTCATAACCAGCGACTCAAAAGGTCAACGGCAGTTCGAGTCTGCCACCCGCTACCAAAACATATGGCTAGGGGTTAAGAATCAAAGAGGGCTCATATCCTTCTTCTACAGGGAGCGTTACCCTGACTAGCTA